TGTCATCATTTGGTAATTTGTTGCATGCCAATGGTGGTAACGATCCTGTCACAATTACTACTTATATTTGGGCCGAGGATGTGGTCCTGACTGTTCCCACGCAGTCAAGCCCTCCAGATCCAGTACTATTCACTTCTCAAAGTGGACGCCGCAATGGACGTCGCTCTAAGGATGACACATCAAAAGCTATTAATGCGAATGATGAATATGGACAAGGTATTGTTTTTAGACCTGCTGCAGCTGTTGCAAAAGCAGCGGGTGCTTTATCGCATCTACCAATCATTGGTCCGTACATGACGGCTACTCAGGTAGGTGCTAATGCGACTAGTCGTATTGCCCAACTATTTGGATATTCGCGCCCGAATATTGTTACGGATATACTTCAGGTGAAACCCACACCAACAGGGAATTTAGCCAATACAGATGCGGCCGATGGAGCACAAAAGCTGACCTTGGATAGTAAGGCAGAATTGACTGTCGATTCACGCACTGTAGGATTGGATGGTACTGATGAGATGGGTATTCTCGATTACTGTACGAGAGAATCCTTTCTGACCACATTTGCGTGGAACCCTGATGAAGGTACCGATACCATGTTGTGGAACACTCGCGTGTGTCCCATGCAATTGGACAATATTCAAAATGAGATTCATATGACTCCATTGGCTCATATGTCCACTGTCTTCAGTTATTGGCAAGGTTCATTGAAATTCCGTTTTCAAGTTGTGAAGAGTGATTTTCACAAGGGCCGCTTATTGGTTAGGTGGGATCCTAATCTTAATTCGGAAACCGTCAATTACAACATCACTTACTCACGTGTTGTAGATATTGCTGAAACGGACGACTTTGAAATAGTTGTAGGATGGGGTCAATCTGAGCCTTTCCTACCTACTGGTCTTCCATATGATGTTGGTTCTAATTTTTCTGATGTTCAGAGACTATTGCCGGATGATACATGCAATGGGATGTTGGAACTAGTTGTTTTGAATGACTTAGTGTCACCAGGAGTTGATGCTCCCATCACGGTTAATGTTTTCGTATCAGCATGCGATGATTACAAGTTGGCTGTCCCCAATAATGAGGCACTCATGGATTATCATCTTTTCACTAATGCTGGCGATACTCGCGTGACGCCATTGAAACCCACAGATAAAAATGTTCTTTTCCCTGACGATGAAATTCTTGAATCTCAAAGTTCTGGGGCTAATACAGAAACAGGGAACACTACTGCTTCAGATAAACCTACTGCTCCGGCTGAATTAGCAGTTATAGGCAGTAAATCAGATCAGGATGATCCCACATATTCTGTTTTCTTCGGCGATCCGCCTTGCTCCATTCGAGAGCTTTGTAAGAGATATTCTTATACTAGATTTTGGTGGCCTGACAACGCCCCCAGTGATTCGATCGCTTTAAACGAGCTTACGAATAAGGATATGCCTTATTATACTGGTATGGATGGAGAAGGAGTTGATGAAGGTGCACTGTCGGGTAGACTCACAGTGGGACCTACTGCTTTTTCTTCCTGGTTTGCGCCCCAATTTGCTGGAGTGCGTGGAGGATATAGGAAGAAGTATATGTTCTTTGGAGGTGATGGTTCTGTCACTCCTTTGGTGCAGCGCCGTGGTATCATTAATGCAGGTAACGGAGAGGTAGTGCAAAGTAATTTTCCTTTGACTGCCCCTAAGTCCTACACTCAGAAACTATTATCCAGATGGGCAGGAATTTATAGTGGAAATGGTTCAGCAGCAACGAACACCTCCGTTAACAATACGATTGAGGTTGAATTACCATTTTATCAGAATAAGCGTTTTGCTTCACCTAGAATTATTCTAGGACAATCTTTAGATTGCAATTCACACGCTATTGTTACCCCTGCCCTTGAGTCTGGCACTACAGCCTCAATTCGTAACGTTCCTTTTCAGCAATTTGACGCTGTTGCAGAGGATTGGAGCCTCTTCTTTTTTACAGGGGTTCCGCGTTATTGGAAATACACCTTGGATGAAAATTCCGCGTAATTCCATTTATAACATAATTTATAAACAATTCACTCGACTTTGTAAGAGTTCGATCGAGTGTCTTATTCAGAACTCATTAATATTCATGCAACTATGGAAACATAGGTATGAGTATAATCGTGCGAGCGACCCGCACGTCATATGCTAACGCATATAGGAGACAATTCTCGACTTTTTATAGAAGTCACCTGGTATTTTTACCTCGAGTTTTGTCTCGAGGCTTTTAGCTAGGTGGCAAATTTAAGAGTCAGACTGCCTCGCCTGTATATATGGTCAAAATGGTTTTTTATTCTACGTTCTTTT